TTCTGCATCAATTCCGCACTCAGCAAAAAACCATGCAGTTTCGCGGTTTGACGGATTCAGAGATTGCCAAAAAGATCGTGGATGACATCAATACCGATGTCAAGAAAAAGCTGACCAAGATCAACATTCAGATGCTGCCGACCGAGGTGGCCGACAACAAGAAGAAGAACAATGAGCAGCCGCAGCCCTATCTCGAAATGCACAATCAGTATCCGATCGTGTTTCTGATGCAGCGCTCTCGTGACATTGGTTACGATATCTCGATCGACGACGAAATAGATAGTAGTGGAACCCGCGTCATCACATTTCACTACCGCTCCAGCGCTTCCGTGCTGCGCCCCACTTATGTTTTGGAATGGGGCAAGTCCTTAATCAGCTTCCAACCTACTCTTCAAACTGCCCGTCAGGTCAACGCCGTGACTGTGACAGGTTGGAATGTCCAAACCAAGCAGGCGATTTCCAAGACGGCGACGCGGGCGGATCTGGTCAAGAAGGGGGAGAAAGTAGTGGCTCCCGAAGACCTTGGCGTGACGGAGAATCCTCTCTCGCAGAAGATCGAGGTGGTGGTGGATCGCGGCTTTCGGGACCCCAATGAGGCCCAGCAGGTGGCGGAAAAAACGCTGCGGCAGTTGGCCCAGGGGTTCGTCGAAGCCAAAGGGAAGACGATCGGCCTGCCGGATCTCCGCGCCGGAAGCAAGGTGAACATTTACATGTATCCGATCGATGCGCCCCCGCCACCTCCGCCGGCGGACCGGTTTTCAGGAACCTATCAGGTTACGGCTACCACACACACAATCAACGAAAGCGGCTATACGACAGACTTTACGTGCCGCATGGAAGCGCAGGTCAGCAGTTAAGCAAGCCGATGAGAGGAGACGGTTGTGGCGATAGTTAACGGAGTGGTGGCAGGCATTGTCACCGCTGTGGACGTAGGCGTAGTGAAGGTCAACTTTCCGTGGCTGGATGCACAGCACGAGACGGATTGGATTCGCATCGCGACCATGATGAGCGGAGGTAATGCCGGTTCTTTCTTCATGCCCAACGTACAGGACGAGGTTCTGGTGGCCTTCGAACACGGCGACACACGATTTCCTTACGTTGTCGGGTTCACTTGGAACGGCCAGGATATTGCGCCGGGCACTGACGTGAGGGACCGGAAGCTGGTCTCGAAGAACGGGCACCAGATCCGTTTCCTGGATTCGACTCCTTCCGGCGGAAGCACTGGGGCCATCGTCATTGAGGACGCCAGCGGAAACCGAATCACGCTTTCCGACGGAAAGATAGTGGTGCAAAGCAAGTTCATGATTGAGATTGAGGCGCCTGCGATCTATCTGCAAGGTCCTGATTTGAATCCCGACAGCAGCGGGCCTCCCCAGAGGGCGTGGAAACGCAGAGTGCTTCCGAACAATAACGCGATTTAAAGCGGTATGCCCAACATTGACATTCCCATCCCGGTAGATCTGAATAAAACGTTTCAGTTCCCGCCGTGCTCGCAGGTGCAACTGCCCACACCGTCGCCCCTGCAGATCCATTTGCCGACCGGCGGCACTCTCAGCGCTTTCTCTGATCTTTCGAAAGGGATTCCGAGCGACTGCTCGCTGACCTTCAGCCTAATGCTGCAGGTGGCTCCCTTCCTTGCGAGCATTGAGTGCCTGCTCAAAGTGCTGGGATTGATCGGCCCCCTGATTGAGTTCGTAAAGGCGGTGCCCGATCCGATCAAACTGGCCAGCACCGTGCCTAAGTTTCTGAAAGCCGCCGAGGCAGTCATGCCCTGTGTAGCGGTAGTGACCGGACTGGGGATCATTCCATTCCTGAAGGATCTGATCTGTCTCATCATCAAAGCGCTGAATTGTTTTCTCGGGCAGCTTAAGACTTTACTTGGGGTGATGGGTGGTCTGGCCATCCAGCTTTCGGCGGCTCAGGCCGCCGGTGACTCGGACTTAGTGAGCGCCATTCAATGCGAACAGACTAACGCCCAAGCGCTGGCTTCGAACATGACTGCGTCCATTGAGCCTATCGGAGTGGTGCTCCAACTCGCCGGCACGATTTTCGAGATTGCCGGCATGAAGCCGATCACCTTGCCGGCGGTTGGATCCGCGACGGACCTTGACTCGTTGAATGTTTTGGTTCAGACCCTCCAGGGAGTCGTGGGCACTCTTACGATTGCGGCGGACGCGTTAGGAGGATGCGGCTCATGAACGGCACGGACTTTATCGGACAAGGCTGGAGTTTTCCAATCAAAGTCAATGCCAAGGGAGGCCTGGATTGGTCGACTGGGCCGGACCGGATTCAGGCCGCTATTTGGATCATTCTCTCGACGTCTCTTGGTGAGCGTCTCATGCTTCCGAGTTTTGGGGCGGGGATTAAAGACTACGTTTTCGAATCGAACAGCCCGATGATTCGCGCGCGCCTGCAAAGCGCAATTCAGGCGGCCCTTACTCAGTGGGAGCCGCGTATTCAAGTGGTTTCTGTGCAGGCCAACCCCTCGCCGGATCAGGACAGCCTGGTTCTGGTGTCGATCAACTACCAGATTCGCAACACCAATGAACTTTACAACATGGTCTATCCATTCTTCCTGACGGAAGGAACACTCTAATGCCGTTGCCCGATATCCAGCTTGACGACCGCAGTTACGACGACCTGGTAACTGAACTGCGGCGCCGCATCCCCGCATACACGCCGGAGTGGACGGATTACAACGAAAGCGATCCGGGCATCGCGCTCATCGAACTGTTCTCATGGCTCGCGGACATTTTGATTTATCGCATCAATCAAATTCCTGATAAGGCGTACGTTAAGTTTCTGGAAATGATCGGGATTCAGTTGGGCTTGCCCGCGCCCGCCCAAGCCTATCTGACATTCACGCTAACGTCAAAGGATCTGCCCACGGCAGTTCCCATCCCGGGCGGCACACAGGTGGGGCTGGCGAATGCTTCCGCTGGTCCGGTAATTTTCCAAACCACGGACAATCTCTACGCCAGCGGCGCCAGTCTTGCCGCCGTCCAAACCTTCGATGGCGCCCGTTACACGGTCGTGAATAATCCCAATCCAGTGGATGGGTCCACTTATTACGCTTTCAGCCAAGTCCCACAAACAAATGCGGCGCTCTATATGGGATTCGACCGGGCCTTTCCTGCGACGGGAGGTTATCAATATCCCTTGACTATCTTGGTCAATACGCCGTCCGTGACCGGTCAAGCGCAGGGTGGACAGAGTGGGCAGAACGCCTCTCCGCCGGTTATTGGGGTGCTGGAATACTCGACCGCAACGGGATGGGGCGCTGTAACTGTAGTGCAGGATGGCACGGCTGCACTGACTCAATCAGGTGCGATACTTTTCGAGGCGCCCACGGATTGGGCCGCGGTGCAATACGGTGCTCTGCGGAAAAGCACGGATCCCGCTTTGTACTGGATGCGCTTTCGCATCAGCCAGCTATTGGGCCCGGGATATCAGTCGCCGCCTCAGATCACCAATATTCTGATTAACACCATCACGGCGCTCAACGCGGTGACTGTCGAGGGCGAGTTGATCGGCGCGAGCAACGGAATGCCGAACCAGACGTTCCAGATCAGCAACTTTCCGGTGCAGCCGATCGACCCCACCGTCGCAGGTATTGTCCAGGTGGATGAAGGTGATGGGAATGGATACACGCTCTGGACTCAGGTGGAGGACTTCTCCGGCTACGATCGGAACAGCAAGGTTTATACGCTCGACTACTCGACGGGAATCGTTAGTTTCGGGGATGGCGTTAACGGAAAGATTCCGCATTGGCTTTCATCCGACAGTTCGAATCTGGAGACAGCCGACCTTCCGAATATCCAAGTGACTCAATATAGCTGGGGAGGAGGCTCGGCGGGCAACGCAGGCGCGAACAGCATCACTTCGCTGATTGACACGGTACCTTTTGTGGCGAGTGTCACCAATCTCCTGCCATCCGCGCTGGGTGCGGACGAGGAAACTGTCGATTCGGCCGAGGCCCGCGCGCCGCAGGCGATTCGCACGCTTTCGCGCGCGGTCACGCCGGGCGATTTCGTGAGTCTCGCTCTTCTGACTCCGGGCGCGAACATTCAGCGTGCGACGGCGATTCCGCTGCAACTGCCGCAGACGCAGGTGGTGCGCGCTCCTGATGGCACCGTGATCACCCCGCCGCCCGCGCCCGGAGTCGTCACCGTGATTGTGGTCCCGAGCGGACCTAATCCTCAACAGCCGGTGGCGAACGATCAGACGTTGGCGAAGGTGGCGGCTTATTTGGATAACTATCGCCTGGTTACGTCCGAACTGTACGTAACCACGCCGGTGTATCGCCTGGTGGAAATACAGGCCCAGGTGATTGTGGAACCCGGCGCGAATTCGGGCGACGTTGAAACCGCTCTTGAGGCGGCCCTGCTCGCTTTTTACAACCCGCTCACTGGAGGACAGCAAGGCGCCGGGTGGGACTTCGGCGGCACCATCTATGTCTCGGACGCGTATCGGCAGATTCTTGACGTGGACGGTGTACAGCGCGTTGAAGGAGCAATAGACATCTATGTCGATGGCCAGCTTCAGCCGCAAGACCAGGACATTGCGCTCCAGCCGTTTGAGCTGGTTTATTCCACCAATCACGCGTTGGATGTGAGCTATTCGTAATGACACCATCGCGCAACAAATACTGGCTGCTTGACTCGGTCGCGGGTTGGCAAACGCAATCGAGCGACGGAACCTTCCTGACCCCGAAGGAAGGCGACATCACTCTGGACCCGCTGCCGGGTAGCGCCGTATTTCTCGATGCCGGCCTGGTTTCCTGCATCACGTGCCCGGTTGCTCTGGCGGGCGACGCGAAGGGCCGTGTGTTCGTGCTGGATGGCGCCACGAACCGCGTAACAATTCTGGATCTCACAGCCAAGACGGCGCGAGTCATTACTGCTTTCGGTGGTCCCGGCGCGGAACTCCGCCATTTCAAGACTCCACGATCGCTGACCGTTCTGCCGTCGGGCTCGATTGCCGTCGCCGACACTGGAAACGGCCGCGTGCAGCTTTTCTCCGGCCCCCCATATGTGTTGCTGCACGTTTGGGGCGCGCCCGACGTGCGCATGCAGCCCTGCGCGGTGTCGAGCGGCGGCTGCGATATCGTCTATATTCTCGATCGTAAGAGCCGCAGCATTCTGCGAGTGCGTGCGACTGGCGAGTGGTTGGATCCTATCGGCGCGGGTGTTTTGACTGATCCGGTGGAACTCGCGGTCGGTGGAGACGAGACGCTCGCGGTGGTTGACGGGCGTGGCGCGAACGCTGCCATTGTGATCTTTCCTCCAAATGGCGACAAGCCGGTGCGTCTGACTGTGGTTGCGGCGCCGCTGAGTCTGTCGTTTGACAGCGCCGGCAATCTCTACGTCGGAACCGCGAATGCGCTGGTCGCGAAGCTTGAGCCGGACAGCACTCAACTGAGCGGTTGGTCGCTCGGCGGCGAAGGTGTCAGCGATGCGGATGGGTCAGTTACAAAGGTGGCGTCGATTGCGGGACAAGGCTTGGTCGCCCTTCTCGATGACTCAACAGCTATTGCGCCTGCCGCCCCGCGGGTGTTCTCGATGGATGCGGCGGGGACCTACCGGCTTACGGGCTCATTTACAACCAATCCGCTGGATAGCAGCATCGAAACCTGCTCCTGGCACCGTGTGAATGTGATGGGGACGGTGCCGGACGGGACCAGCCTGTTAGTGGAGAGTCAGACCAGCGATGACAACATTAACTGGGCGCCCTTTGTCCAATGCGCGGTATTGGGAGGGAACTGTCCGGACTGCCTGATTCAAAGTGTACCGGGACGGTACCTGCAGCTCCGCTTCACTCTACAATCGAACGGCACAACAACTCCGCGGATCCACGCGCTGCAAGTGTTTTTCCCGCGTCAGAGTTACCTGCAATATCTCCCCGCGATCTTTCAGGATGACAACCAAAGCCGCCTGTTCCTGGATCGCTTTCTTTCGATTTTCCAAACCACCTTCGACGGTCTTGACAGTTTCCTGGACAACATTTGGCAGATCTTCGATCCGTACATGACTCCGAAGGCGGTATTTCCGTGGTTGGCGGCTTGGGTTGCGTTGCCGATCGATGCTGGAATGACACTGGCCCAGCAGCGGAAGCTGCTGAAGGTAGCCTTCCAAACCTATCTCATTCGCGGCACAGTGACTGGTTTGGAACAGGTGATCCAGGAATATACTGGCGTCGCGAACATTCGAATCCTGGAGCATTATCGGCTCCGAAACTGGACCAGCCTTCCACTTGCGGGTGGACTCGATCAAGGCGCGCGGCTGTGGAGCAATCATCTTTACGCGCGATTGCAGGTGGGCGTATCGTCAACCATCGGCGCATTCCGACTGACCAATGCGCCTCAGCCGGCATCGGAACCCTACGACTGGGGTGCGAACCAGTTCAGCGTACTCTTTCCCGCAAATCCGTACACGGTTTCCGATACGGCGGCGAAGCTGCAGACGATCTTGAATCGCGAGCAGCCCGCGCACACGCAAAGCTTTTTGTGCCCCGTATTCCCGCGATTGCGGGTGGGCGTTCAAGCCACTCTGGGCGTGGACGCTTATGTGGGCAAAGCGAACGCGATGATTCTCGGCAAATTGGCCACTTTGAGTTATGACTCCGTACTGGCACGCTCCCAGGCGGACCGCGACGCGCAAGCTTTGGGGCTCAGTCCCCATCCGCGCCTGGGTGTTGACGCAAGAATTCTGTGAAGGAGCAAGGCATGCAAACCAACAACAAGAGCAGTTCCGGGACAGCGGTGGCGAGTCCAGCGGCCAGCGCGGCCGCGCAAGCCACGGCCTGCGCTCCCTGCGAGATCCCTCCCTTTTGCCGAAGTTATTTTTATACCGGGAAGCTGCTGACTGAAAGCGACCTCAATCGTGAGCAGCGCTACGCGATGGATAAGCTGCGGCTGCACTACGTGGCTCTGCACGGCTGGGGCGTCGCATGCGGACTGATGGTGCGCCCTCATCCGCAGTGTCCGGACCGCTTCGTGGTTACGCCGGGCTTCGCGGTGGACGATTGCGGCCGCGAAATCCGCCTGCTGAAGGAATGCGTGACGATGTTCCCGAAACCGCCGGAGCCGGCGCGCGATCCGTGCCCGCCTGATCCTTGTGGAGACAAGGATGACGAGGAAATCGATGTCCCGCCGCCTCCACGCCGCGGCCAGACCTATTATGTCTGCATCCGTTATAACGAGTGTCAGGAAGATTTCATGCCCGTCGTATTCGCGGATTGCTGCGGGACCGCCAATCAGCCGAATCGTGTCTGCGAATGCGCCACTGTCGAACTTCTGCTCGAGCCGCCCGCATGCTTGGGTGAGACTGAGTCGCGCAGAGAGTCTCGCCGCGATGAGAACTGTCACGAGTTATGGAAGGACTTTTCCGAGAAGTGCCCTCCCACTGGAAAGACGTGCTGTATTCCGCTTGCGGTGATCCGCGATTACGTTTACTGCGAGCGCTTCGTGGAAGAGATGATCGACAACTCTATCCGGCCCGTGCTGCCCAGCGTCCCGCGTCTGGAAGAGCAGATTCACTGTGTCATGGAGCACCTGCCAAAACCCACGCCCCGCCTGACACACATCGCACGCATTCACTGGGACCACGATCGAGAATACCACCCCGGTGAGTTCCTTTACGAGTTTGTCGGCACGAAAGAATCGCCCCGGGGGTTCGAAATCGAGTTCGACGGCCGGGTCCATCAGAAGGGGCTGAATACCCGCACATTTCAGGCCACCATCGTGCGCGAGCCGCCGGACCGGCGCGACCCGCGGATCGTCGAGATCGCTCCGGCCCGCGTAATTCGCAGCGAGGATGGGAACCGCTG